CCAAATAATTTGAATTCAGATGATGTTGTTCCAGATTCGCCTACAAATAATTTTGCAGTAATGTCAAACTTGACGACAAATACTGGTTCTCACCTTCCTACTTCTGGAAATCTAAAACTTCCAAAAGCAAATAATAAAGGAATGGCATCAACTTTTGCTGTCAATTCTGGTAAATGGTATTGGGAAATTAAAATAAACAATGAAGGCGGTTCTGCACCTTATATGGGTGCTTCTGAAAGACACTTTGTGTATGATCCAGATAGTCAAGGATTGAATGGAAATCATACTAGTTTTGCAAATTATGGTTCAACTAATCAAGTAACAAATTTTACTGCTTCTAGTGCAACAAATGCTGGATCTGGTGCTGAATATGGTATCGCTGGATATGAGTTGGATATGGATGGTGGAACACTAAAATATTATTTTAATGGTTCACTAATTCATACAGATTCAACTATCCCAACAGATGGGCGGCACATTGCGGTTTACCATGGCAAAACATTTTCTGGTGTCACAGATGGATGGAACTCTACAACATATAATTTTGGTCAGAATGGAACATTTGACGGAACAGAAACCGCTGGTGGTAATGCTGATGACAACGGCGTTGGTGATTTCAAATATGCGCCATCAAGTGGGTATCTTGCTCTTTCAACTAAGAATTTTGGAGAGGGTGCAGTTGCAGTTAATACAGATGACCGTCCAGAAGATTACTTTAATCTAGCAAAATATGATGGAAATGGCACGACTAATAATATAACTTTAGGGTTTCAGCCAGATTTTGTTTGGTTGAAACGAACTGATGGAGCTGGTAATCATGTTCTTTTAGATTCGCTTCGTGGCATCAATAGAATTTTTACAAGTAGTAATAGTCAACAATTGTCTGGTGGAGATGGATTTGCCGCCTTTAATTCTACTGGATTTAATTTAGATGGAACTGGCGGAGGTGGTGATGTAAACACATCTGGTAGATCCTATATTGGTTATGGTTGGAAAGCAGGTGGCGCTCCAACCGCAACAAACTCTGCTGGTGTTGGAAATGTTCCAACTTCTGGTTCAGTTATGATTGATGGTGTTGCATCTACATCTGCACTTGCTGGAACTATCGCTGCCGACAAACTTAGTGCAAACACGAAAGCAGGTTTTTCGATAATTAAATACACAGCAAATGGTAGTTCTAGTCAAACGGTGGCACATGGATTGACTCAAACACCAGACTTGGTTATGGTAAAAAATACTCAAAGCACAAACAATTGGGTTCTTTGGACACCAGACCTTAGTTCAGAACACACTTTGTATCCAAACCTAACAAATGCGATGAATAGTAGCCCATCCACATGGTATGCAGGAGGCATAACTTCAACAACAATTGGTTTTGATAGTGCCGAAGCAAATCCAAGTGGAGGTTCGCCTGTTGCCTATTGTTGGCATTCGGTAGAAGGGTTTAGTAAATTTGGAACATACACAGGCACAGCTGATGCTAATGGGCCAACCGTTTATACAGGTTTCAAACCGGCTTATATAATGGTTAGAAGATATTCTACTACTGGAAATTGGTTTGTATTGGATAATAAAAGAAATCCTTCAAATGGTTCTGATGGAGTTAGATTATATTGGGATGGAACTGGTGGGGATTCTACTGACAGTGGGGCATACTCTATTGACTTCCTTGCCAATGGATTCAAACTTCGTAGTTCTTCTAATGTTAATGCGAGTGGAACATATTTGTATATGTGTTTTGCAGAAGACCCATTCAAGTATGCCGAGGCTCGGTAAAACTGATAAAGTTATGTTATGCAAAATTATGAACACTATCTTGGAAACCCACTACTAAAGAAAGCCAATGTTCCTGTCGAATGGACAGAAGAACAAATTCTTGAATATAAGAAGTGTATGGAAGAACCCCTACACTTCATTCAGAATTACATAAAAATTGTTTCTTTGGATGAGGGGTTAGTTCCTTTCAAAATGTTCCCATTCCAAAAAGATATGGTGGGAACAATTCACCAGAATCGTTTTACTATTTGTAAGATGCCTAGACAGAGTGGTAAGTCTACTACTCTGGTATCTTATATTCTACATTACATTCTCTTCAACCCTAACATGAATGTTGCAATCCTTGCCAACAAGGCTTCGACTGCACGAGATATTCTCTCTCGTTTGCAACTTGCATATGAAAATCTTCCTAAGTGGTTGCAACAGGGCGTCATGTCTTGGAACAAAGGTTCACTGGACTTAGAGAATGGTTCTCGTGTAGTTGCATCATCCACATCTTCATCAGCAGTTCGTGGTGGTTCTTACAACATGATCTTCTTGGACGAATTTGCATTCGTTCCACACAATGTTGCAGAGGACTTCTTTAGTTCTGTTTACCCTACAATTTCATCTGGTAAATCTACAAAGGTTATTATTGTATCAACCCCTAATGGTATGAACTTGTTCTACAAACTTTGGGTGGATGCAGAAAATGGAAGAAACTCTTACAATGTCATTGATGTGCATTGGAGTGAAGTTCCTGGCCGTGATGAGAAGTGGAAAGAAGAAACCATTGCAAACACCTCTAAGGAACAGTTCCAAAGAGAGTTTGAGTGTGAGTTCTTAGGTTCTTCTAATACACTGATACACCCAGCAAAAATTAAATCTATGCCTTTTCACAATCCTATTCAGTCAAATGCTGGATTGGATATGTATGAGAAACCTAAACAAGAGGCAACTTATGTTCTTGTCGCTGATGTGGCAAGAGGAACAAGTAACGACTTCTCTGCATTTATTGTATTTGATGTGTCTACAGTTCCTTATAAGATTGTTGCAAAATATCGTAACAACGAAATTAAACCTCTTCTCTTTCCTAATATTATCCATGATGTTGCGAAAGCATATAACCAAGCATACATTATGGTTGAAGTAAATGATATTGGGGAACAGGTTGCAACTGCACTACAGTTTGACTTGGAGTATGAGAACCTAATAATGGCAAGTATGCGTGGTCGTGCGGGTCAGATTGTTGGGGGTGGCTTCAGCGGTGGAAAAGCACAACTTGGGGTAAGAACGACAAAGGCTGTAAAAAAGTTGGGATGTTCTAACCTTAAACAGATTATTGAGACAGATAAACTTATTATCAATGACTATGACTTGATTGCAGAGTTCTCTACCTTTATTCTTAAAGGACAATCCTTTGAGGCAGAGGATGGACATACAGATGACCTTGCAATGTGTTGTGTTCTCTTTGCTTGGTTGGTAGAACAAACCTATTTCAAAGAGTTGACAGACGATGACATTCGTGCTAGAATGTTTGCAGAACAACAACATCAATTAGAACAAGACATGGCTCCATTTGGTTTCTTTGATGATGGTTTATATGACAATGGATATGGGGAAACTATCGTAGATGAATATGGAACACGGTGGAGTCCAGTAGTTCGTTCCTATGATTCTGATTGGTAGAAATCTTAAAAATCCTACATAATATCAATAATATCGTTTTCTAATTTAAGGAAGCAATTTGCACAAACGACTTTGGATTGATTGATTAAACCTACGACTTCGGTTCTAGATTCCTCATTCAATCCTTTTCTTTTTGTTAGTTTACGAATTTCCCTCTCGTGAGGGTGGAATTGGAGACAGGCGGTTTCAGATTCCCCACAGTAACCACAGGTTTTATTACCAAGATATTCATTAACCCATATCTTGCGTTTCCTGTAGTGCCGTTGGGAAACCTTCTTTATGGTTTCTTTGTATTTCTGATAATGCTCCGACATATTATTATTTATGTGTTGCCTAACCTATAAAAAACTAGTGTAGAATGAGTTTTTTATAAATATTCGTGTAAGTTTGGAAACTTAATATAATGAATCCATAAAGGAGAAACAGAGATGGCATTTCAAGTATCCCCTGGCGTCCTCGTCAAAGAGATCGACTTGACCAATGTTGTTCCTGCCGTTGCAACATCAATTGGTGCGATTGCTGCTGGCTTCCCACAGGGCCCAGTAGAACAAATCATCCCAATTGCGAGTGAACAGGAACTTTTGGCAGTCTTTGGTAAACCCAACTCAACTAACTTTGAGACTTGGTTTACCGCCGCTAACTTTCTTCAATACGGAAACGCTCTTCGTGTAGTTCGTGCAGACACAGCCGCTGTCAACGCTACCGCAGACGGAACTGGATTGAAGATTAAAAACGATGATGATTATGAAGATAATTATGCCGCCGGACAAGGTTCTGTAGGTAACTGGGCAGCAAA